CGAAGGACGGATTCAATCAATGGAAAGCACCATTGGATTCTTGTTGCACGGATACAAGAACTTATCGTTCTGTCCTGCTGTGATTCTGAACGATGAGGTAATCAGCGACAACCCTGAGGGTGGTACTGGAAAGGGATTGTTGATGAACGCCCTGAGCAAGATGAAGAAACTGGTGGTGATTGACGGCAAGTCCTTTGCATTCGAACGGAGTTTCGCTTATCAGTTGGTGTCAGCAGACACACAGATACTTTGCTTCGATGACGTTCGAAAGCACTTTGACTTCGAGCGATTGTTCTCAGTAGTGACTGAGGGTCTGACGCTAGAGAAGAAGAATAAGGATGCTATCAAGATTCCTTTTGCTAAGTCACCTAAGATTGCCATTACAACAAACTACGCTATCAAGGGTGCGGGTAATTCATTCGCAAGACGTAAGTGGGAATTGGAGTTGCATCAGTACTACACCAAAGAATACACGCCACTGGATGAGTTTGGTAAGTTGATGTTTGGGGACTGGAACGATGACGACTGGTGCGAGTTTGACAACTACATGATTAGTTGCTTGACCAACTACCTGAAGACAGGACTTGTCAAGTCTAAGTTTGTGAACCTAAAGATTCGACAGTTGTCTGCAGAAACCTGCCATGAATTTATCGAGTGGTGTGGGCTAGTGGACAGCGCAGAGCGAAACGTAATGTTACAGACTGACACGAGATTATACAAGAACGAGTTATATTCAAACTTCGTGGATGAGTATCCTGACTACGGCCCTCGAGGTAGGATGAGCATCAGTAGAACCAAGTTCTACAAGTGGCTTATCTCCTATGCGATGTACAAGGAAGGCACGATGCCTGAGGAGGACAGAGACCAGCAAGGTAGATGGATAATTATCAAGAGCAAGAAAGCAGTAAGTGATGACCCACCATTTTAAATTTAGATAGATGAAAGAGAGTTTGATTATATGGAACTACGTGTTCCATTGGAACGAGTACACAGGAAAGTGGTACGCCATACATAGAGACAAGTACCTTGAGTACTGGAATGTTGAGAAAGATGTTTTCGCAAGTCACGAAGACTTGGATGAGTTAATCAAAAAAATAAAAGACAGATGATAGTCTATCTAGGAGACCAAGCAAAGAGATTGTATTTCTCAAGGGACATTCCCTTGAATACAATAGGGGTGTTCCAGTCTATAAAAGGTGAGTGGCTGTACTGGTACTGCACCGACTGGACATTTGACACAGGGTTCGCTGACACTGAGGCGGAAGCATTGCAAGTAGCAAAGAAAAATTTCATTCCATTAAACTATATACCACTTGAAGATGACACAAGAACAGATGATTCACATAGGGATGATTAACTCATTCAACATTATCACGGGTCGCAATACCCTAGATGAGATTATTAAATCAGACGTCAACATATTCTCACACGCACCTGACGAAGACCCGCCTTTTGAGTTGGTTCAATTAATGATTGAGTACTTCTCCTCATTTGAGATGTTTGAGAAATGCATTGAACTAACACTGTACTTGGAAGACAACTTCAATCAAGAAGGTTTACCAAAGGAGGAGAGATGTGAATGCATACTACCTATTATTCAAGAGTACAGCAGGAAGATGTATTGTGGTCACTGCAGCAAGAGGTTAAGTAAATGACAGACATAGTACCACGCATCCCCGGGTACAGCAACGAGTCAATGTGGAGGCACTGTGAAACTTTGAAGTCCGTAGTAATTGAGACCAAAGAAGTCAAGATTGGTAGAGGAAGAAGGGTGGAGATACTCAAGGTACCAAAGCATGGCGTAGACAAGGAGATTGTAGATAGAATCATCAGGAGTTGTGAGCATTACAAAGAATTAAATCAAATGGAAAAACAAGGAGGAGTAACCTTCAGAAGTTATCAGACAGACATAATAGATAAGGGCTCCCGTATTTTAAACGAACATGGGTTCTTATATCTAGCAATGGAGGTAAGGACTGGAAAGACTCTCACAAGTCTTGGCATTGCAGAGCAGTTAAAGTCTTGGAAAGTATTATTCATTACAAAGAAGAAAGCAATCAGCACGATTGAGGCTGACTATAAACTATTGAATCCTGCATACTTCCTAACCGTTATTAACTACGAGAGCCTTCACTTGGTGATGGACAATGAGGAGTGGGACTTGATAGTATGCGATGAGGCGCACAGCATGGGGGCATTCCCTAAGCCTAGCAATAGGGCAGAGTTGGTGGCTTATGTGATTGGAAAGTATAGACCTAAGGTGATACTGCTATCAGGGACACCAACCCCTGAGAGTTATTCTCAGATGTACCATCAGGTATATGCCATACCAAATAATCCATTCGCTGAGTTCAGAAACTTTTACAGATTCTGTGACAAGTTCGTCAACGTAACACAAAAGAAAATCAACGGCCTATTTGTCAAAGACTACAGCGGTGGATTGGATACCATCATCAAATCGATGGAGCCATATACAATTAATTACACGCAAGCAGAGGCTGGATTCAAAGCAGAGACTATGGAGGAGGTGCTGGAGGTTGAGATGAGCGACAGGACTTATTCGATGATTAAGAAACTCAAGCGGGACTTGGTGATTGAAGGCAAGGAGGAAACCATATTGGCCGACACGCCTGTCAAGTTGATGATGAAGGTTCACCAGTTGTGCAGTGGCACGATAAAGTTTGAGAGTGGAAACAGCATGGTGCTTGACACCACGAAGGCACAGTTCATTTATGACAACTTCTGCACACACAAGATTGGAATCTTCTACAAGTTCAAGGAAGAGTTGAACGCGCTCAAGCAAGTGTTCGGTGATACCCTGACTACGGAACTGAGTGTCTTTGAAGACACTGACAAAAGCATAGCCCTGCAGATTGTATCAGGAAGAGAAGGCATATCCCTGCGTGACGCTGACTTCTTGGTCTACTACAACATTGATTTCAGTGCTACCAGTTATTGGCAGAGCAAGGACAGAATGACCACCAAAGATAGGCTCGAGAATAAGGTGTTCTGGGTCTTCGCTAAGGACGGGATTGAACAAGAGATTTACAAGGCAGTAACAAAAAAGAAAGATTATACATCAACCATTTTAAGAAAGACTTTTATTTATGAAATACTCTAGCAGTTTTGATTATGACATGAAGATTGGACAAGAGGCCGAGGACTGGGCAAAAAAATTATTCAATGGTGAATACAAAGTGGAGGTTAAGTCAGACTACATAGCGCATAGGACTGGCAACGTATTCATTGAGTTCTCATCAAGAGGAAAGCCGTCAGGAATATCTACAACTGAAGCAGACTACTGGCTCTACAGGATTGATAAGATTAATTGCTGTGCGCTATGGGACGTCAATCATTTGAAAGAGAAGTTGAGGGCTTACTACAAAAGCAATATGTATATCAAAAGAGGTGGTGACAAAAACACATCACTTGGGTTCCTAATACCAATAAGTGAACTATTCAAAAGATAAGATGACCGAACAGCAGATACAAAGCAGATTGATTAAGGAACTGGAGGGTAAGGGGTACTACGTAATCAAGTTGATTAACACTAACAAGAACGGTATCCCTGACCTAATAGCCATACCCAAAGATTCTGACGTTGAGTTCTACGAAGTCAAGAGACCAAGAGGGAAGACATCAAAACTACAAGAGTACAGACTAAAAGAATTAGCAGCCCACGGGCTTAAAGTTGAAATCTACAAAGGACATGAAGAAAAGTAATACGAACAGTCAATACGAGATGGACATTCTCAGGACGATTATTAAGGACGTAATAGGGGTGGAGATAGTTAAGCGAACCAACAAGAGAGAGGCTGTGGATGCCCGCAGGATATTCTCAAAGATACTTAGTGACAGAGGATACACGAGGTCTGAGGTTGCTAAGTACCTAAAGAAAGACCACACGAGCATCGTGCATTATATGTCTGACGTTGAGGACATGATTAGATACGTACCAAATTTTGCAGACCAATACATGGCGTGTAAGAATTATTTCATTAATTCAATAGACAAGACCTCTGATGAAGAAAATAAGTTCATTCTTAGTCTAAAACTTAGGATTGATGAACTACTTTTGGATAAAGAGGAGATGGCAGAAAGGATTCACAGGCACAATCGACTCCGAGAGATTATTGATTTATTGGACTTTGAGGTACCAAAAGGAAAAGAGTTTTTTATCTTAAAGAAAATAAGATTAATGTTTAATGAAATGGAAGACTATGGAGAACAACTCGAATAAAGAGAACGCTCGTGCTGAGCGTATCGCTTTTAGAATCAACCAGCATCATTTGTTGCTGGCAAATATCTACGAGAACTTGGTAGATAGGGAATTTAAACCAGCCGAGCAAGACCTGAGGGACTTGATTATAGACCTACGACTTATCATAAAATCACTAGAGGACGATGACTTTTGAAACTGAAGCAGACCTGCAAAGAGAAAAGAAAGCAATAGAATTATTTGTCAGCATTTTTAGTGGGTCATATCTAAAGTTAGACCCAAACGACATAGACTACAAGGTGTTTGATAAGGACAAGAACCTTATCGCTTACGCTGAAGTAAGAGGCAGGATTAGGTCAATAAGAGACGCATACCCGCTTCCAATCGCCGCTCGTAAATTGGTCAAACTAATTGACAAACGAATCGTTCCAATCCTGATATGGGCTTGTGATGATGGAATCATTTACGCCAAAGCAAATCAACTCAAGGGAGAGATTAAGTGGGGAGGAAACCCTCCCCGTGATTCTGAGTTGATGGTGTATTACGATAAGCAGAAGACCATGAGGTACGTGAGGTATGTTTAATCCTCCCCAAACTTTTTCCCACCGAATCCTCCACCGCTTTTCCTTTGTCTCTTCTTAGTGCCTTCGCCAAATCCTGAAGAACCAAAGCCATCCTCTTTAGGAGTGTAGTTGTACATCCTGTCCTTATTTGCTCTTTCCTCCTTAGCCTCTTTTTCCTTGGCTTCACGCTCTTCTTTGGTTGACTGGTACCATTCTGACCCCTCACCAAAGTTCTTCTCATACAGGGCACGATTATAGCGCTTCAGGTCTTCCTTATTCTCGTATCCTCCAAGCAAGTCCACTTCTTTCTGTTTGCTTCTTGCAGCGGCCTTCTCGGCCTCTTTGATGCTGGAGTAGATTGAGTTGTTCACAGCTTTACGCACATCCTTGTAGAAAGGAATAAATCCTAAGTGACCAAGCACCTCCAATGGGATTCTCTCCTTCACTGTACGCTCTTCTCTTTTGATTGCATCCAGTTCTTTCTTGGTGGTCTTGCCTGTTATGATACGAGTTCTGTTTTTGTAAATCAAATCAGCCGTATTTAATGCAGGGCCAAGTGAACCTGACATACTCATAAGAAGATTAGGCAAGTTGTCGTTAGGCCGGTCTTCTCTAGGGATTAGGGAGTAGGCAATGCCATCCTTGTAAGGGTCATACTCTCCCTCTCTCAAGAAGTCAAGATACTTTTCATTAATCTCCTCAAGACCATAGTTGATTGCAAGTTTGGTAGCATTACCGAAGTCTCTTCCAAAAAGAAGTGAAGAGAATGTACCTACAAGTGACTGGCCAATTTTTTGCATCAATGACTTCTCAGTTTCATCCTCCTCATCGTCAAACCCAAGCAATCCCATGATTCCACTAGCCAACATTGAAGACAGCAAAGTGTACACCGTCATACGTGTAAACACAGCACCAAGCATTGCGGCTCCTTGTTTCTTGGATAGTGAACCGTCTCCAACCAACGCATAGATAGCGGTACGTGCAGTCATGTATTCAAATATCAAGAAACGTGTCATGTAATTGTTGAAGTTGTTGAACGCCTTTGCCCATCCACTTTGATTAGGCTTCAGCGTTCCCTTCAGAATACCCATGAACGCATTGTCGGTAGCACCAGTCATTACTGACCTTTCATCTGCCAGTTTCTTTGACTGCTCGATTGCATCCTTGTTGGCCTCCATGTAGGCTTCATTATTTTCGGCAATCTTTTTGAAGTCTACGTCATTTCCTGTAATGCTTTTGAACTCATTAGCAAATGAGCCAAACCATAAAGGTCTCATCACAATTTTATCTGGCGTAGAGATTATAGTATCTGCAGTCAGCTCAATAACATTCTTAGGCTTCTTGATTGTAAGGTTGTATATCTGTTGCATCTTGTTGAACACTGGGTTCTTCGAGCTGCTGCTTTGAATACCTGCGGCTTGATTTAGAATAGAAGTATCAACAAGTCTTCCAGACAAGGTATCTGCAGGGAAGATTCTATTTGTTTGCTTACTGTTTACATTCTCCAATATCAAAGGAGCATCGGTAGACATAATGATGTCTCGATACTTGGTACCAGTAGTAAATGCCTTAGGGTCTGCCAACAATGCAAACGATACGTTTGAGGCTAATTCAGCAGCAAACCTTCCTGTTCCAGCAAGCACAGCACGGTATCCCTGCTTACCAATGAAGTCAATTACCTCATCAGCAAATGTGTTCTGCAGGATTGAGTTGGTAAGTAGATTGGTTACAGACTCTTCAAACGCACCTTCAATTGCATTCTTGATTTCTCTTTGCTCCTTAGGTAGTCTTCCTTCTTTCTCCAAATCTGCAGTTGCTTGGTTGATTGTTCTGCGTGCAGTACGGATAGGCTCAGTCAGGTTGTAGTCTAGCAACACAAACTTGGCGCCACGCTGAGCGGATGCAAAGACATCGAAGTTCAAAGGCTTAGCACCCTTGGTTCTTGTTATCAAAGACTTCGCTCTTGTGGACGGTCTACGTGAGTTGTTGGCCTGATTAAGGAAGTCAGTAGCAGCACTCATATCAAGCGGCTCAGTGTCGTGCAACACGTTCAGGTGAACGTAGTTGTTCAACGGGTCGATTGCATCGCCACGGATGATTGCTGCAGTGTATTGCGCCTTATCTTTTAGTGACTCATTGATACCACGAATATCCTTGATGGCGTCCTTCTCCGCTTGGTTGAAAGAGTTGTATAACTTTTCAATATCAATCTGACCATTCGTTGTGTACTGGTCAAGAATATCCTGTAGCATATTTCCATCACGCTCTCCGAATCTTGACTTGCCTTCGTCAATATGCTTGATGGTTGCTTTCAAGTAGTCGGCAGCAGGATTTACTTGCTGGCTACCCTTGTTTGATTCATACTCAAGTTGAATCATGTAGGTCATCATCTTGAACTTGGACATCAATGTTTTGTCCGGGTTAAGTTTGAATGACTTGGCAACCTTTGACTCAGCGTTCTCCAAAATGTTTTGAACCTTCTTGAGCTCAGCCTTAAAGTTTGCCTCGCCTTCAGCAGCTTTCTCAAACAACGCATTAAATATGTCCTTAGTCTTGAAGTTACCAAACACTTGGTCAATGTAGAACAATGGGTTTCTTCTTACCAATTCAGAGATACCACCTTTCTGACTTCTGATAATAGCAGCCTTTAACTTGGAATAAAGCGCAGAGAATGATAATGGCTTGGCCGTTTTAATTGCGCCGGCAATCACCTTACCATTATTGATAGCATTCAGTTTCTCAACCATTACCTGAGCGTAGTGAGGTAAGTAGTTATTATTGATATTGCTTGTAACCTTGAGTAGATTTTTTAAGTCTGTAAGGTTGAGCTTCATCAAGTTTTCTGGAGAAGTTTCTTTAATCAACTTAGCCAATCTCTTAGCCAAGTTTCTTTCATCCTGAGATGGAAGCCCTTCAGCATTTACCTTTTGCTTTTGTAGGACGGAGATACTTTCATTTTTCTTTTTAGCAATCTCCTCATCAGACAATGGAGTTGGCTCAACCTGAGGAATAATGTCCTGCTTATACTTACGCATAAGGTCAGCATCGTCCTCAGTTATCTCACCTTCCCTAACCATGTTCTTCAAACTAGCAGCGTAGTCCAAATCACCGTCATCAAACACTTGGTTATCTGACTTGCTGAACAACTCAGCCAATTCATCAGCCCTTGACTGCTCATTGTTGATTTCATCTAGTATGGCATCCACGTCTTTCTTAACCACCGACTTCTCCTCAAGAGTAAGTACTGCCTCACTTGCTGAGAACATATCTAGCAACTCAAGGTAACGCTCAAGAGAGTTATCAGGGATAAGGTTTGGATTAACTGCGAATAGTTTCTGCAATGGCAACATCAGGCCATCAGCGATACCAATCTTGGTCACAATGTTCTTGCGTGCTTTCGCTACCCTGCTGTTTGCCTTAGCAATCTTGCTGTCGTACTCAGCGTCAGCAAAAACTTTAGCCATGTAATCCACAAAGTTGGACACAGACACCTCATTAAGGAGGTTGACATTGCCAAACTTAGCGATAATGTTTGCCGCTTGGATGGCAGTTATCTTGCCTTCCTTAGCCAGACCACGTATCTCTTCAGCCAAGTCTTTGGATACATCTCTTGACAGCTCACGAATCCTTCCTATAATTTGCAGCTTCTCCTTTCGTGATACGTTTGTAATGTCTTTTAACACGCCTATAACACGTCCAATTGATGCTGCCTTACGTGGACCAACACCCATCTTAATTCGTGCCTCACGCTCCATTATTTTGCGCTGTGCGTCAGTTGCATTTTTATATACCTCTGAGTTGCGAATCATTGTATCTAGGTTGGATACAATCTTCTTATCGGTAATTCCTCTTGATTTTTGACGAGCGATTAAAGCATCAGCCTTAGTCATCAATGCATCATACTCCTTTTGAATAGGTACGATTTGACTTACTGCGTTGATGCCATTTACTACTTGCTTAACGGTTACACCATTGTCTTTTGCTACCTGCTTGATAGCATCAGCCAATACCATACCTGCCTCTACCAATGTCCGAATACCTTTCAGTATGTTCTTCATTATAGGCAAAGCAATGTTCACACCAAGCGTTCCTTTCTCTAGGTTCTCAATGTCTTTGATAAGACCATCAATACCATCAAGAATCTTTTGGCCGGTGCCTTTTGATTTAGGGTCAAGTTCAAGAAGTTCATCCATCTTTCCAGCCACTTCCTCTACAACTTCCTCCTCAGTCTTTGGCTTTTGTCTGGCCTTCTCACGAGCCTTAGCCTTTTCTGCTTTAACCTCAACAGTCTTAGTTTCTTTGGCTGTTTGCTGCTGTTGCTTTTCAGCTGCTTTCTGACGCTGCTTATTTACTTGCTCAGCAAGTGCAACCTTAGCATCTCTTTCAGTATTAAACTCCTTGCCTTTATTTAACTTACGTCCATTTGAATCTTCGACAGTAAATGACAACCTGTTCTCGCCATCAGATAGTTTAGTTATTGTTCCAATAGGATTTCCATTGGCATCAGTAGCCTCAACAGTTATTGACGAAAGGAATTTGAATTTTCTACCAGCAATATCTTCTCTTGTCCCTTCCTCAAACTCAATAGCATTCTCCTTAACGTATGGCTTAGTCTTGACATCATTTGCCGTGATAGGAGCAAGCACCTCCACTGGGGCCACTTCCTCTTGTGTCTTTGAAGACACTTGATTAATGTACTCAGTCAATGGGGCTGGCGTTCTGCCTTCGTTACCCTTGTCCCAGTTTGTTTTGTCTGCAGTATCTACCTTCTTCTTGAATGCAATTACATCATCCATGAAAGACTCAGTGAGAGTCGACTCAGGATTTGTAAATGCGTCATAATATAGGTTGCTCAACTTCAGGGCATCTGCTCTCAGGTTGTCATCGACATTCACGTCTCTGTGAATCTCATAAAAGTAATGACCAAGACCATCTGGGATTTCCCATCCAAGTCTCTTTCTAATTTTTTCTAATCCCTTTTTAGCTGAGTTCTTCTGCTTCTGGTCCCCGGTAAACCCGGCTACACCATCTTTGGCCAAGTATCCATCGGTAGTGATTACTTGAATCTCGGCAATGATACCATTAGGAGTTCTGAGTTCAATGAGTCGCTTTGGATAACCAAGGTTGGTATCTTCTTTTACCCTTCTCAAATCCTTGTCACCCTGAGCGACAGGATACTTTTGGTCTATTGAATTAAAGACCTTGTCTGCGTCTGCATCGTTTTGAACAACAATGTTTACCCGAGCGCCATCTCCTAGTCTCTCAGTAAATGAGTTGTACCATCTGATAGTTTTAACAGACGCTCTCTCAGGACGCTTGATTGGGAATGGAGACAAGGAAGCATTGAGGTTCTTGATAGCATCTGCCGCTATCTTCTCCACCTCAGTCTTGGCTTCTTCATAAAGAGCCTTGTTAACTTCAAAAGTTCTCTGAACAGTAGGCTGAACATCTCTGTTCAATTCATCAAACCTGTCCTGCTCTTCTCTTGATAGTTGCTTACCTTCTTTTTGTAATTGGATTTGTTTCTTACGTAGGTTAGCAAGCTCAGTGCTTCTAACTTCTACGTTAGTTATTGCTTCTTTGAACGATTCAAGAACGTTACTTCTATCGTACTCTCTTGTCTGCTCTTCGGTTCCTTCATTTCTGGCTCCTTGGTAAGAAGATTTTTTGATTCTAACCTCTGGCGTAAACGAGACATTAGGTCCGAGTACATCAACGGCTGACTTTTCTGTGGCGTCTGATTTTGCATCGAGGTCTCGCTTTCGTTCTTCATTTTGTTCGTCTTCATTTAGTGGTGAATCTTCAGGAAAAAATTTAATTACAGATACTTTGATTTCATTATTGTTAATACTAAAAGCATCAACACCATTATTTTGTAGGTTAACTGACAGGTCTGCAACCTGTTCGTCAGTTATTGGTTCAGCAAATGTATAAATAATTTGCGGATAATGCATCAAGCCATTCTCATCAAACTCAGTAAGAGGGGTTCCTCGTCTTCCTTCAACGACATCTCTCTCATAATTTGACTCTGACTCAAGGATAAATGCATCTTGAGAATACTTCTCAGCAAAGTCAAATAGCATCTTGCTCACAGACTCAGTGTCTGCTTGCTGGCTTATTGACAATACCATGTTCAAGGATGGTTCAAACTTACCGTCCCATAATCCTCTCTTATCGGCACCAAATGCCACCGCTACTCCTTTTACCTTTGATACATCGTCAATTATTTCTTGCTTAGCATCGTTGAGTATCTGGGCTTCAGTTTCCTTTATCTTGTCAAGAGTCTCCTTGCTTTTCTTTTTACTGAAGTCTTTAACCAACTTGTCATATTTAAGTGACAGAGTTTTTATTCTCTTTGTTAGAGGTGATGCAGCACGAACAGTGGCAGGAGTAATCAATACAGATACATCCCTTACCAACTTAGGTGCAGGCTCTACATCTTGACTCACTAATTCCTCCACCTCTTGAGGTGCTAGAGGAGAAACTACAGGCTCTACTTGAGGTTGAATAAACTCATATACATTTGTAGTTTTTACTTCCTCAACCCCTGTCTCTCTATTATATACTTTGTTTTCTTTCTGACCTATTACTCTTGCGTATCCAAGGTCAGTAAGTTTTTCCCAAACTCTTAAAGCCTGAGGAGATATACCTGATGTATGCTTATCCCACTGAGTACTTTCTAAAGAATACCCTAATTCTTTTAGCTTATTACCAATTTCTATATACGCATCAAGTCCATACCCCTTTCCTCTTGGAGCGTTTTCGTCAAATCCTATTTGTACATCTGCGATATATGCTGTTCCGTCAGGAAGCACATTAGCATTAAAGTATCCGCTTTCACCTGTCGGTGTAGTTATGCTGCCTCTAAGTGATGGTCTATCTTCAGTTGGTAAAGCCTCTATATTTATTTGAGTTACTTTTGCTTCTTCTTGGACAGCTTCTTGGGGAGCGACTTGAGGTTCTGCTTGGGGTTCTCCTTGCGCCACTTCTTGGCTAACTCCGGCTGTTGGCTGAATAGGTACTTGACCTGCTGCTTGCTCTTGAATGGCATCTTCTTGTATGGGTTTAGTTTCTATTTCGTTTGCGACTATCTTGTACTTTGTTGGCTTGTATGGGTCTGGTGATTGAACTTCTTCTATTGTAAACTGAAGTCCCTTGTATGCTTTTGAAAGCATATCAGACATAGACATGGCCTGTTCCTCATTGTCTAACTCTTTAGTCATCTCCATCCTGCCAGACTCATCTCTAATAAATCCAAACTTGGAGTCTCCGTAATCAAGAATAACAGGTTGAACTATTTCCTCAGGGACATCTTTTTTAGACCCAATTAATAAACTTGGAGCCTGAACACCTGCAGCGCCAAACATACCAGCCGCGTATGCATCTAATGCTTGAGTTAAGGTTGGAGCTCTTAATTCGCCTTTAACCCCAAGTCCTTTAGCTGCACTAGACACAACTTCTTGTGCGACTTCAGTTGCTCCCTCAACCTGACTATTTACTAGTATGGTTAAAGCTCTTCTTCTTAAATCTCTTTTAATGTTGTCTAATCCAAATGCATCTAAAATCTTTTTCGCACCAAAAAGGTCTAGTGCCCCAGATATAGCGCCGCCTATTTCTGCTAACGCAACTTGGTCCTTGCCTTGTTGAATAACTTGTACAGGGGTTATACCTTCTTTCTCTGCTATTTCTTTTACGGTTTCAAGATAAATGTTTCCTGATTCCATTGCATAACTCATACCACCACCAGTAGCTATTGCTAATGGAACTTGAGCAGCTGTTTGACCAACAGACGAACTTATGAAGTTAAGCAGGTCATACCCATCGTTCACCTGAGTTAATGAAGATATTACATCGCTATTACTTAAATCCTTATTAAGTTTTAATGCCAACTCTATTGAGGCTTGAGTCGCTTTATTGCCTCTTGCTATTTTTTCAGCCAGTTGTTTTTTGTAATCTCCAGCCTTGTAAGTTGTTGTCCTTCCACCTCTTGGGTCGGTAAGGCTAGGCATCTCAATTAATTCATCATCTGGAACATCGGATATTGATTTCAATCTCCTCATGTCAGATTCTACAAATTGACTTTGTTTTTGAGCTCCCTTAGCTTCCATAGCAGAAGGTATTTGCTGGGATAAAGTTTCCCAAAACTTCTTACCAAAGCTTATGATTGGATTGGTCTCTAACTCAACTTGCTTTTGCTCAGGCTTAACAGATGATATTTGTTCTGGCAATGGCTTTCCTACCTGATAACCAAACTTAGCCATCTCAGGCTGCTTCTGCTTAGGTATGGTTACATCAGGTTCTTTCTGAGTAAATGATGGGGTCTCTTGTACAATCTGACCAGTACGTGGCTCAAACTTTGTAAGCTCCGAACCACCATCCACAAATGGTGAAACCGTATCTTTTTTTTTTACTTCTTGTGGTGCTGGTGCCTGAGCATCAAAACTAGCAGCGCCTACTCCGACCAATGTCTTGTAATCATCTAATGATTTAGCATAACCATTATTTAAAGCCAAGTTATAGGAAGCATTAAGCGCATCTGGATTAGTAGATAGCAATTGCTTGAAGTCATCAACTGACTTCTTGTATCCATTTTGTACCGCCAGATTGTAAGATGCTAAAAGAGCCTGTTCGTTCATGTTCTATGTTAATCAATTAAATTGAGAAAAAACTCCCTCGCCAGCAGTACTGTTTGCTTTAATAAAATTCTGAAGACCTTCTTTTGCAGTTGGTATTTCAGCTGGACTAAGGTTTGCGTTATATGTAAATGTCTCACCAGTTGGCGCAGTAACAACAACGTCATTACTTGCTCCAAAGAACCCTGTATTTTCTTCAACCTTAAACCCTGCAGGCAATAATGACTTCAAATTTTGAGAAGATTGCTCAGACTTAATTGTAAAGATACTATCAGGTACGTTAACAATTACAGGTGCAGCAGCGGGTCCTTGTCTGGTTGATTTAACATTTACCAACTCTTCAGCAGCAACATTACCGAATCCTTCCCCTCCACCACCAGCTCTAAAGGCTTGGTCTCTATCAACAATACCATGCAACTCAACACCAAGCCCTGAGAACTCTCTCAAAGGTATTGGATTTTGATTAGCATCAAGATAATCAATTGTTCTATTTTTAACAGGGTTATCATATTGTAAAGTAATCTTACCGTTCTGACTCATGTCAATACCCAAAAGACCTTGTTGCTGTGCCATTGGAGTTCCTAATAGAATATCAGCGGCCGCCTTCTTCTCTGCCACAGTCTTACCTGTGTACAACTGATTCCAGTATCCTGCTACATCTCTAGCGCTTCTAGCTTCCGATGCGGCTTTTCTCACATATTCAGGAGTATATTGAACTTGTTCCTTTTGAATTGGAACAATCTCTCTCTTAGCATCTAGTTTGCCTAAGATTATTTTCTTTACATAATCTCTTGCCTCTTGTTCTTGCTCTTTGTAATTAGGAGCACTTTCATCTAAGGTTGGCAACCCAGTCAATGGGTCCATCTTCAACAATAATTTTCCCTTATCTTTTGCAGCCTCCTCTTTACTCCAAGTGTATGACTCAGCACTGTAGTTCCCTGTGTTCTCAGTCAATACTGACGATATGTGATATGGGTTTGAAAAATACCCATTGATAGTTTGCTCAATAGCATCGTTGAACTTCTTTACTGGAGCTCCAAGTTCAGGATACAATGGATTACCATTCTTATCCTTCTTATCATACTCACCTGCTATCGCACCATATCCTATTAGCTTTGTGATTGAACCAGCACCCATAGTGGTTGCTGCCTTATATATGAACTCACTATCAACACCTAATGAATCAACCGCTTTGGTTACATTTTCGTCCAACTTAAATGCTGGTATATTTTGAAGCAATTGCCCTTTCAATACATTTACAGGAGAAGTCTTTTTTAATACTCTAACCTGTTCCCCATTTATCATTTTTGTCTCATATATGGACATATTGATATTAGGGTTATACGGGTCAATATCTATTTTGGCATTAGCAAAATCAGTATAGGATTCTACCTCAGCCATATTTGCTATGTTAAGGGCTTGAATCTCTCCTTTTTGATACAGGTCTATTGTTGCTGCCTTTTTTTCCTGAAGTATTTTTTGTAATTCAAATACAGTATTGGTACCTGTTTTATAGTTCTCTCTTCTTAATGTGTAATCTCTTTCGCTCATAATACCATTCTTCAGTAGTCGATAGTCGATTAACTGCTGAGCCATCATATCGTGAGCAAAATTATTTACAGTAGCATTACCATCTTGCCAAGTACCTTGGGGAGCATTAACAAGTCCTTTTACATCTATCTGATATGCTTCATCAATCGCTGCCTTTTTTTCTTCACGCAATCTTGCTTGCTCAGTAAGCATATCAGATAAACCCTTGCCAACCTCTGCCCAGTTTACCTGACTCTCAGCGTTACGTTCTGCGTATTTATAGTATGTTGCCATTAATGTTTATTTTATTTCCCCATACTGGTTACAGCAAAAGGATTGTACCCTTGCTTGAGCGATTCTAAAAAATTATCTTTTTGAGTCTGAAGCCCACCTACTGTTTGCTGCCTTAATTTTTTTAGTGTATTAGCAGGGACGGTAGTTAGAAATGCTTGAAATTCATCTGGCTTCATGGTCCCTACTTTACTAAAGTCAACGCCATCAACAACACCCTTACTAGCTAATGTTTGCTGTATGCCAGCTTGATTCATTCCAAAGTCTTTAGTCAAGGTATCTGATAGTTTTTGAGTCTGTCTTCCTACAGCAGTCTTTTCAAATGTAGGAGCTTGGTCAGCCAACTGAGTTCCTAAACTAGTTACTCCTTCCATGCCTTGTTGTAAGGCTTGTGCCTGCAACTCTTGAGCATTTGCAGCAGCAAGTTGAGCACCTGCAACTTCTTCAAGGTCCAACTGAACTCCAATGTCTCTAAGCCTTCCTTCCTCTTGTGCGCTAAGCATTTCAAGTTGCTGTAATTCTTGACCCATTGCACTTCTAATTCCTGCCTGTCCTTCTTGCTGGGCCATCTGAATACGACCTGCGGTAGCCGCTGCCCCTCTTTCACTTTCAACTCCGGCCTGAATAGCCTGAGCACCCTGAGAAAGTAGAGCCTCTCTTTGTAATTCAAAAGGTTCTTTCTGAATAGATAGCTTGTCAAATACATTAACCTCTAGTTTTTTACGAGCCTCCTGCATAGCCTCATCAGCATCTTTCTGTGCTTGCTGCATAGCCTTCTTTTGCTTGCCAGCTTGAGCAAATGACAGACCTGCTGTTGCGGCTGTAGTAGCCACGCCAACCCCTGCGGCAATTGTTGATGCTGTTATTGCGGTTCCTGCGATTGCAGCTGATGTTATTACTGCCATATTATAGAAGTTTTATCATTTCATTTGTGTATGAATCACCTTTAATGTAGCCAAGTTCCTCGTAGGTTCCTATAAGGTTTTGGCTTTTTATTAGAGCGTAGACATACTTACTGCCAGTATTCTTGCATATCTCAGTCAACGCTGACACCAGTAACTTAATGGCGTTTTTTCTTTGTGGCTTCTTGTTGTATTCCTTGCTGGATATTATCCAGTCAACCCAAGCCACTTTGGAATTAGTAAGGTACATATACCCTGCACAAACTGGTGTCTCACCGTCATAAACTATGATTCCACCTTTGCCATTGTTAGGAAGGAAGTCCTTTTGTGGAGGCTCCCATCCCCACTGCTTCCACCAACCAACAAGAATGTCCTCGTAGTCCGTGTCCTGCAGTTCTCGTATATATAGTCCCATGCTCTAACAAAGATATTAAATTTAAGGGTAACTTTTCATCACGTCAGACTGAACAGCAAATAGCTCAACCTTAGCGTTTGAAGTGTTCTGTATATTGAATGTACAATAGTGGCCTAATACTCCATGAGATTCAGCTACAGAGTTCTTGATGTACAAGAAGAATGCATTTTGAATAGGAATTGGAGTAGTGCCCGGTATGGTGGTATCAATCGTTAATTGATTCGTTCCTGCAGGAAGATTTACCGTAATGGCTGTAACTTTACCAGCAAGAACCGGAGCAGTATATGGGGGCAATGCAAAGTATAGCAAGTCACCAATACTGATGATGCTGCCAATTTGAACTGTAGTTGCAAACTTTACCACGTTACCTCCAGTGACCTCATTACTCTGACCAATACCATTGACACTACGTAGCGCAAGTTCACCAACTGTATTGTTTCTAATGAACGCAAAGAATGATGCTTCCTTTTTCTCAAACCAGTTAGCATCAATGAATCCTGAGAACTGCAAGTCAGTAGTCAACTGTGCTGCCCACTTGGCATCACCCTCTAGGTTAATGGTCTTGAATAACTTGTTCTCAAGGGCACTTGTATTAAACACACTCTGAATTGAGGTGTTTGTAAATGCTCCTGAAGGATTGCTTATTCTTACAAACCAAGGGCCATAGAATGTGTTTCTGTCATCATTTACGTTATGACGATAGAGGTTCCCGCCCTTGAAGGTGTAGAAATAGTTGTTCATCCCAATCATGTAATCAGGATAAAAGGAGTAGAACGATGGCCACCCCTGACTTGCTTCGCTATATGTTAGTGTATAGTTTGCCATAGTTTAACAAGGTCCTCCCCATAATTCTGTTTCACCTATTGCGCTTACCCGAAAAGTTTGTCCACTATTTTGCGCAGAAACTGTCTTATACCAAGTAGATGGAGTACCACCATTTAGTGGAGTAGTAGTAGCCGCTGGGTCTGTATATAAAACTTTTCCTTGAGTAACAACGGCATCATACAGGTCGGTAGCCGTACCATTGATATATACCGGCAAAGGAGTCCCACTTCCTGCACAAGCTCCTGATTGGGTATCCCATCCTAAAGGAATAGGAGGCGTTGTGGTTACGTCAAAGTATATGGTAAAAGACTGAGTAGTTGCACAAGATGGGCAAGAAGCCTGAGGTAACAATACCCCACCATCTTGTTCTCTTACAATTGTTCCGTCCGAATAGAATCCATCAGATGCAACAGCTGTTAATGTTGGATTTGAGTAGACTATTGTTGCCGTGCCAAGTGAAGGTGCGTCTAAGTAAAATGTTGCTGATGTTGCCATATTAAGTTGGTTCTTCGCAGCCGCAACAAGCGTCTAGGCTGCTGGTTGGTGAATAACATAGTACTACTGATGGTGCCGGCTCAGGGTCGCACTCACAGCAAGCATCCAGCGCACTGACGTCTGAGTAGCACAATTCGATTGGTAATGAATTTCTGTAATCCCAAATCAGATAAAGGTAATTACCAGTATTAGGAACTACAAATGAACCTGAGTAAACTCCAGCGCTTCCGGTTATAGGTGATACCACTGTAGATGCTGCAAGCAATGACGATATACCAACAGAAGTGTTTGGATATAATGTATTACTACGAACATATCTGAACTTATCTTGCTCCAATACAAAATTAAATGTATCAGGATTAATTTTATTCGATATAATCTGTAATGTAGAACCATTTATTGGAATACCTCCAAATCCCTGAGGACCTGATATGGTATCATACTGGGATACCACAGGGCTTGAATCATCAAAAGCAAATATAACAGCATTAGATTGCAATGGTGAAACAAATGCTCCAGCGGTGTATCTGTACTGATTATGAATTGATTGCCCTGAATCAACAACGCTAGTCAATGTTACCTTGACAATAGTCAATGTCTGTGGAACTGGACAGTTAGGGAATACAGTCAATTCAAGCGGGTCACTAGCAACTATCGTTACAGTCGCCGTATCTACATTATTCTTGTCCTTATTGAATTGCAAAGTTCCTGATGTAGTCACAAGACCAGAAGTCACAGTGTCTCCATCGTAAGTTACTGATATAGTAAAGTCAGCGGAAGAGCCAGCAGGTACGGTATAGTTGAAGTTTGTTATTCCAATTGGCTGCCCTAAGTCAACGCAATAAGTAACAGTGTTACCAGTAGGCACAGTGAATGACTGAGATACCCCACAAGCAACACATCTTAAAGGTATAGGCAACTTCTCATCGTTTGTTGACAAAACGTATTCATTTAGATACGGGTCGTAACCACCAAGCTTCTGAGTATCGAATGACTGAATAAATTCATCACGGAACCAAGTACGCATACCTAGTTCAGATATAACAATCAATTGGTCTCCCTTTAGATTAAGCACCGCTCCACGCTTCACGTCAGTAAAGAACCTGTCAGGTCCCCACTGCACGTAACTCTCAGGGTTAGCGCTAATACCATACTTCTCAAGTCTAGCAATCTGATTGCCCAACACCTCAGGTACAGAAGCAATAACGCCTCCACCAGTAGAGTCTGAGATAAGGTTCTTGCTTGCAAGCACGTAAGAGATTTTGTCCTCCTGTAGAACAAGGATGTCAGTCTGTCTTCCATCCATGATATAGATGTCTCCAAAGGATGGCTCCAACACTTTAAAGTTGATTAATCCTAAGTTGAACTCATTGAGCTTATTTACATTTGACTCAGCGCTATAGACACCACTGTACGTAATGTCAGCAAATCTATCTGCAGCCTTGTAGTCCTGAGCAGACACGCTAGTAACTCTGTTACCAAAATTGAAGGAAGCCCCTACAATTGAATCACGAATCTTGTAACTTTCTGCTCCATTACCGAATGAGAAACAGTTAAAGAACTTAGTGTCAACAATAGCAGGAGTACCAGCACCTACGTTTTGATTTTGGATATTCCCCTGATGGTTTCCGTTTACGATAGCGAAAGACATTTCATTCTCAAAGAACACGTCAGGCAAAGCGTCTGATGGAAGCGTCTCAAAGATAATGCTATTGTCTGCACGGAATACAGTAATGCTAACCTGAATGTTTGAGTCTCTATTACGTGGTTTAAACCCAAATCCTGTGCAGGACTCGGTGCCGGTAACCAAGAAGAAAAGCTCATTGGTAGTGGTATTTCTGTAGAACTTGTAATAGTTTGTGCAAACAGCTGTACTTATGGTTGGAGGAGTAACATCTGTAAAGCCTTCAAATACGTTATTAATCTCACAAGCATTATCGCTAACAACCTTAATGCTATCGTTTAAGTATTGCTCAATATCTTCTCCAACAAACCACTGGTACATATTGGGATATGAGTTTGCTGATATGAATGTTTTCTCAAACGTATTTCTTCTCTCCTCACAATCACTTTCTGCTCCTGCTCTGAATTGCTTTATTGACATAACAATCCTACTTCCTGAAGGCACATCATAATCTAAATGCGTCCAAGTAGAAGGGTTACCAGCTTCAGTGCCGGGTATATTCATTGGGTATCTCAAGATAGGATAATCTCCTCCTTGTCTTTCCTTAACCGTAATTACTCCCGGGGCAATAATTGCATTTTCTTCCTGAACAATGTTGAAACTATTAGGATTAATCTTGGCATATACCCCAGCCGGCACAGGAATAAATTCAGTAGGGTCATCCTCTCTTGGTATTTCAAGAAATCCTGAAGGCTGTGAAGACTTCTCAAGAATAGTAGCATACACGAAATTTTGTGTTGGACCTTCTGAGTCAGCCTTTACAATAAGACGGTCACCGGTCTCAACTTTTCTTGCGTTCTCGCCTTCAAGTAAGAAATAAGCACTATTGCTGTTCGGGTCCTCAAAAAACAAGTTGCAATAAATCGTCTCGTAATTCTCTTCATCAGGCTTGATAACAAACTTGTATCTTGTTGCCCATACTGGAGGCTTCTGTGTAGCAGGTATTGTGACCTGTATAGAGTTCTTCTTAGAAGACAAACCGCAAGGGATATGTTCTGTATTGTTTAGACTAACTAAAGCCGTTGTAGCCCTATTAAAATCATCCATATAGACAATACCAATCTCGTAGTCTCTATTGCTATGGAGACTTTGAGTATTACCTATCTCTTGAAACGTAGCCTCAGAGAATGATACACTATAGTACTCGTAAGCAATTTGAGTAGGCGATGAAGGATTGTCTACATATCTCATTGCTGGAATCTGAAGACCAATCTCATCACTTGACGGTGAAGTCACAATACCAATAGGTTGGTTTATACCACTGATTCCACTAGCTGTTTTATCTAACGCTCCTAAGTTAGTAGGTAGAGCACAGTTAAATTGGTCAGTAAAAGTAATCCCATTACAAGAGTTTGCTACAGTCTGGATATTAAATACTGTTCCGACAGCATCTTGAAACTCTGTACTAGTAGCCAGTTGATATACTGATATGTAATCCTTTGATAAGAAAAACGCAAAATTTAATCTAATGTTCTCACTAACCTGAGTAGGAAACGGCGTGTCTCCAGACCACTGGTCGTGAGTTAGTGTCAAGCTCAAATTAAATGCAGAGCCCTCAACTAAATCTTTACCAGTTAAATCAATATACACAATTGAATCTGGAACCGTTACTGCTCCATCAATAGAGTAAGAACCTGACTCAAGAGTTGTTGTTGTAGTAGTAAGACCAATCTCAGTAGACACTAATGAAGTGCTATACTCAAACTTTATAGGTTGACCTTGTGAGTCAATTAGGTCATATCCTTCAACGTAGTTACCATACATTAATCGGTTGCCCATAATCGTTTGGGCCTTAGCAAAACGTGGCACGTTATCGTATAGCCTCAACAATTCTGACTCTGAAAGAACAGTAAATATCTTGCTATTTGTAAATGTGTATTGCTCCTCAGTATTGTCAGTCAATCCTAAGATTTGCTTATCCAACTTCTCAATTACACGGATGATGTTTCCATCAGCCTTTTTAAATAAAAGGTCAATACCAACTACAAGCGGTCCGCCTGTGTTATAGGTGATGATTGCTGAGTTAAAGAAGTTGGTCATTCCCTCATTGAGGAAACTGTCAATGCTAAAGTTAAATGCCTTTGGTGCAAACGCAGGAGCAGACCACTGTGAGGTGGCACTGTACTCTCCGTCAGCATATTTGTATCTGTAAGCAAAGCAAATAAAGCGAGTCTCCAAGTAGTTCTCTTGACCATTGTTGACTATTGGCTGTACTGCCGGTGCCTCCACCGGTGGCTTCTTAATTACCAACAAAGACTCAGCGCTTACTGCATCAATGTTAGAAACAGGATTTGGATAGCTCTTAGTGACGTTAATTACTCTTGGAGGATTATAGTCATCGGTAAAGAACAAAAGCTTGTTATCCAATATGTCTACCCCTGTGATGAGGTATTTCGGATTGAAGTTCAACGTGGTGTTGATACCACCCCCATCATTAATAGATACAACGTGATACGTAAGAATGTTTGTATTTACGTTAAAAGAAACTATCATGTCCAATTTACCAGTAGCACCTACAGGGAAATTGGGGTCGTGAATAAACCAATAAACAGACTCAGTAGCGCTGTTCTGAATAGCACCTATACATCTAGCGGAAGTACTAAGAAGTGTTCCGTTAATATATGCTAAAGAGGTCAGAGGCAAGTTCCCCTTGGTGTTTTCAATAACGCCTATTTCGGACTGTTCAGTTGAACCCATCCTTACGTTCATAGCGTCAATATATTCACCTTCAGGAAGCAGTCGTTCATCAACGACTTTATTCATCCTACCCGCTACAAAGTTTCTTGTAAGTTTTGTCATCTTATTTGATTTGCTTATCCAATCCTCTCAAGTTCATCAAGAGTCTTCCGGGATGAATGTTGCTAATTCTAATCTTTGCGTTTCTCAATAGCGCAGACTTTTCCTTACGGGCACGAGCGACAATATATTCTTGTACACCCAGCTTGCTATTCAGAATTTCATACTGAATGTAAGCATAAATGTACTTCTCAAACAATTTGTTTACGGTAATTTTAGAATTGTCTCCTTGCTCCATACCATCAGATACGTACTCAAGGATACACTGCTGACCAGTCATGGGTGAATCAAAGTTGATTACTCCAGCCTTGCGGTCAATGTTAAACGTAGGATTGAAGTTGGCGGTCTCAGTATCTAAGCCATAAGCGGCTCCAATGTACCCTTCGAAATACCACATCCCATCGTAGTTCCATCCCTCATTACCATCAAACTGATTGTCCTGATTAAGGTAGATGCTCTTCTTGATATGGTTTAATCTATCGAAGTCAATGTCAGAATACTCAGGTGACAAGGCGTTACCATTTTGGTCAAACAATATCCTGCCCTGCTGGTCCTGTAAATATGCCTTAGATGAAAGCGTCTGAATGTTCTCAGACAATGGACGAAGCCATCCATCCTTGTACAAGGAGATTCGAACCCAGTTAACGTAATCAGATGGTAGAATATATCTCAACGTGTCAGGAACTGTAAGCTCCAACACTTTGATTTCTTTGAATGCATCGTAGTTTAATTCTTGAATGGCACGCTTCGCATGAAACAAAATCTTATACCGCTCCTCATTATTAACCAATGAATGGTTGCCAGCATACATCAACAAGAAATTAGTTACAATATCCTGCAAGCTGACGTATTGATAGGACCCCCAATTGTTGTCCTCAGGAGTGGTTCCCCCGTTCTCATAATACTGATACTGCGATATATATGCCATAAACTATAATTTTTATTGGTTTTGTTCAATCTGCTCTTGAGTCATGGCAAATTGAGTAACCTCTGTTTCACGAATAGATACACCACAATACTGGAGAATCTTAGTTACCAACTTGTACTCGTCTTCTGCAGGCACCTCAAAGTCTTGATAGTCTGGTTGAGACTGATTGAATACTGGCTCTCCATTAGCAAGGGTTACGTAAGTCCACTTAGGCTCCTTAGGATACCTAAAGTAGTTTGCCTCAACCTCATTTGCTAAGTTAAACGTAGAGGGGTAAACAGTTAGTACTGTGCCTTCCTGAGTGTATGCTGGATACATCTCAGTAGGTGCAGTAAGGTTTGAGCTGTTTAATAAGGTGATTCTTGTATGAGGTACTTTCTCTGCTTCTCCCTTGAGTACTCTAGGGCTTACTGAAGCATCGTAGCAAAGAATTTTGTTGATAAGGAAGTAATCAAATCCGGTTGTAATTACTGATGGTAAGAAGAACCGATTTGTAGCAGGAGCAACCTGAGTCAATGTGGAGGTAACAGAAAACAATTCCATCGCCTCTTCAATTGGTTTTCTCAAGTCAGCGTACTCAGTTCCTGATTGACGAGAATTTTCCAAGTTGATTAACTTGTTGTACTCAGAAAAGTATTCCTCAAATATCTCAAGCTGCGCCTGAAGAGCAAACAAGTTGAAGTCAGATGGAGATATGTACCCGTAGTTATTCTTGTTTAGAATAGACAGCACGGTATTTCTTACTGAGTTTATCATTATTTCCTTTTTTACAAATATACAGAAAAAAAAAGAGGGCACAAGATGCCCTCCTTTCTACTCAATCTATCAATCAATCTATGCTAAAACGGCTTCTAACATCTTCAGTGAGTCAATTCCCTCGTCTGTCTGTAAGAAGTGTCCTACCATTTCGTATGGGTCTTCGCCATAAGGAACCGATAGCATTTTCTTCTTATTGGTCGGGGTATTGTACCACACCTCTTTGTCTCCATTTCTCAAGATTAATAGCTTGTTCTCAAAGAACAAACGTATTTTAGCTTGGTACTTCAATTCGGGGTCATTCAATATATTCAAGAACTCCTTAGGGTCTGTCTTGGCAAATACCAAAATGTCACGTCTTAATTCAGCGGTAGACACTGTTGATGGGTCCTTGCCAAACATTACTCTTGTAAGAGTCTCAATCTGGTCAATACTTAATTGACGGGCTTCTATTAATGCCTCAACCTCCAAGTTCAAGTCATCAACTTCTTCTGCTGCTTCTTTCTCTTTGTCAACCTCTACGAAGATGATTCCATTCAAAGGATGGTAGTGAAGGAACTGCTGCAGAACTGGATTTTGTTTTGGCACTCTTAGAAATCCATCTTCAAAGATAATCGGCTCAATGATAGCGTTACCATCTTGCTCATCCTCAAAAGGAGACTTCTGATTGGAAGCGTATCTAAGCGCACGATTGACATTGTTCTTCTCGTCAAACCACATAAGAGGGAATCTCGGGTGGTTTCTTGAAGCCAATGTATATGATAGGGGATTCCCTAATTTTAATTTGTAGACTTTGTCTACAGGGGTATGAATCTTTGCCATTTGTTATTGGATTAAATTTGATTTAATTTTTTAAAAAGGAGAGTGTCTTTGAAGACACTCCCCAATTAACTATTACTTCTTCTTAGTAACAGTTTTTTTACTTGTGATTTTCATTGCACTTCCAACTTTATCTCCCACTCTTCCTTTTCCATACATAGAAGGATAATACTTTTCTGGATTGATTGCTGGATTTTTACTGCCGCCCTGAACTAGAGTTTGATTAAACAACCCTTGCTTTTGTGCTTTAGTTAATTCTTGTTTTTTCTTTGGACCGGGTCCCATTACTTTCTTTGCCATTGCTTTGTTTATTTAAAGGTTAAAGGAGGGACCAATCGGCCCCTCCGTTATTTATTTATCAACCAAATCTGAACAAGATGAAGTTGTTAGCACCCAAGGTACATACACAACGCTCAGATAGGAAGTTAACCTCCATTGCATCAAGGTCGCTAGTAGCAGCACCACCGGCAGAACCAGTAATCCAAGTCTTGTAACGTCTGTCTTCAGCTTCAGAAGCTCTGTAACGTACGTGCAAGAATGGACGCTTAGCGTTCTTACCCATGATTTGGTCATAC